CTACTTTGTCAGTAAACATCTTTTTAGCATCAGCACCTGTTTTAGATAGGATACCATATCTACTATCACTTGCGAGAGTAGCTAAATTAACTGTTTCTGCAGATGACATGAACGAAAACCCTGATCTTCTGTTCTTTAGATAGCACATTCCGTAACATCTTTTATCAGCTTTACAAGCTTCCCAAAATATAAAGAACAATCTATTTGCCTCTCTAAAATCAGGAGCTCCTACGTCAATCTTGCTCCATTGAAGATACATATAATGAGTTCCTACTAAATAAGTTGGTTTATTATTATTTATAAACCAAAAACCTTCATCTCTTCTTTTGAACTCTTCGTCTATATAGTCAAACCACTGCTCTTTATTCTCTTCTGGATAATTTCTCCAATCAAATATATTTTTAAGACGATTTAATTCTTTAGGTGTATCAAACTTAACCCATTTATTTTTAGAGTGTTTAAATACTTCTTTTGGTACTTTTGGTAATGCTATTTTAAGATTTTGAATCTCATATATCTCACCTATCATCCCAGTTTTAGATATAACAACTATATCATGTTCCTTGTTATATCCATATTTCCATTTTCTACCACGATTCATTCTAGTAATCGTAGTTTTTTTAATAGGTTCTACTATCTTAACTAAACTTTGCTCGTACATTATTTAGATCTACCCTCTGCGAATCCTTTAAAGACTTTTTCCTCTCTCTTTTCAGGTGTTTTTCCCTCAAGCAGGTTCTCTTCTTCTTGTATTCTGTTAAGTATTTCAAATGCGTCAAATATAGCTAGTTTTTTAGTAGCTGCGGCATTCTTTAGTCTGTCAGCTGATACATCATCTTCAGTATTAGTAATAATCTTTTCTTCTGCAACTTTAATCAGCTCATCAACTGCTTTGCGCCCAGCTAGGATTATATTCTTCTTCGTCTCCTTGATATTCATATTTGATAGTAATAAAATTAGATAAAACTCTGTATAATCTTTCTCCGTCGATTATAAATTCATATTGACTACTTGGTCTAAAACCAATTAGATCATTAACCTCAACAGTACCGTCTGAATATTTAACAATGCCTTGTAAAGGTTTTTCAGATTCAATATTAAATTGATCTGTAGCTTTTAAAGGTTTAACCCAACAATAACCTTTTGGAACTTTCCACTCATTATCTCTTTTATATAAAAAGATTTGATCTTGATTTATGAAGTATGTGGATTCATTGAAATAACTTCTACTGTTTTTTTCAATACCTTTCACGTTATGCCATCTTCTAAAAACGTTATGATGAACTATAACCTCATCTCCAGCTCGTATTTCTGTATGTCCCGCTATAGGTGTAGATATAACTTTTGCTTCTCTATTTACATATTGATGGTTAAATATTTCAGTGTTAAGTATTAACTCTGAATCCCCAATTTTCTTTTTATTATTATATCTTTCCCCTTTTGGCGTTACAACAAAGTTGTGAACGCTTTTCATTAGTATTCGAGATTATATTCTACAGATACAGCCATATTTTTGTTAAAGTCCTTCCAAGGTAATACATCTTTTTTCTTTTTAATATAAATAGAAAATTTATCATCTTCTTCTATTATATCGCAAATAGTATGACCTCCATAAACCTCTTGACCAACAGAGTAGTGCATAGCGTCGTTTTTATAGTCTTTACCTACACTAATCTTTCTTATTAACTTCGCCATTTTCTTTTGAATAATTTATTTTACCTGTTTCAATATTAACATCTGCAGTTCCATATTCTTTTTCTAGTTCATCTTGAGTTTCTGCTATTTCATTTTGTATAGCTCCTACTTGATGAAGTAATGAGTGTTTTCTTGATTCAACAATACCTATTTCTAATTGAAATTTATTTATTCTATTTACTTGGTCTTGTATTTTCTTTAAATGCTCATCACTAATATTTTCAGGTTTTAAATCTACTATTTCCTTACCTCTTAGTTCTTTAATTTTTTTACTTGTACCTTTTATTTTTGTTGTTGCCATTTTATTTAATTTAAGTTAAGTTAATTATTATTCTTCTGTCCAAGCAGATTTAACCATTTCAGCTAAAATCTCTTGGTGTGTGTAAGTTGTTTTACCATTTAGAAATGAAGGTTGGTCTCCTTTATATTTTACAACAGCTTGAGTACCATCTAATGTGTATCTCAACATAGTTGCACTACGATTTAATAATTGTGAAAAATCTATTAACTCTTCTCCATCGTTATTAACTATTTCTGTTTTATTTAATATTACGTATGTATTGTTGTTGTATGCCATTTTTATATTTTTAAACTGGTTGTCTTATTGTTGTAGCATTTGCTGCTGGAAATGCTGGATTACCTGTTACTTCTCTAAACTGTACGTCATCAAAATAATAAGTCACTGGTATAGTAATCCCACCATTACCTAGTCTCATCGTTATTGATGTATCAGTTGTGTGACAATAGTAATATGCGGTTTGTTTATTCCATACTCCAAAAGCTGACGCTCCACTACCACTATAATTATTTCCAGTAGGTATATATGAAAAAACCGAGGCAGAAGTATTAACCATATTTATCGCGGCGTAAGTGGAACCACCACCACTAGTTGGGTTAGTAGCAAGCCACCAAAATGAAAGTTCATATGTTTTACCAGCCTCAACACCTCCTGATATATCTTGGTTTACACCTTGGTTGCCATCATTAACTGTTACTGTCGCGTCGTTAGCAAGAGTTTGAGCTCCAGCAAATGTTAAAGTTTTTGTATCGGTGTTTACATTTGTTATTTCGTTGTGAGCTGCGGTACCACTTATAGAGCCTGAACTTACAGTTCGTAAAAACATACCAGCTTTTACGCCTGTTACATCATCAAAAACAGCAGTTGTTGAACCTGAAGTTGCCCCGTTAACTGTTATCTCAGCACCACTTGTGAATTTCCAAGAGTGAGTACCGTTAAAAGCATATTCAGTGCTTCTTTCGTTATGAGCTGAGACATCTGTTACGTTTGGATACCATCCAGTAGCATCCGTTTCTGAGGCTCCAGCTGTTTCAAAATTATTATTTGATATTAAGTTTTCACCACGTGCACCACCAGGTGTATCGTGTATTACATCTGTATCTCCTCTATAAATATTTGAACTTTTAGTTTCTAAGTTCATTCTCCAATAATCTTGTAATGAAGAAGAATTATCATAATTACCAGTGTCTGCTGTTAAATTGTAACTTCTACCAGCTGTGTGTATTGCTGCCACAGCATCAGCATCTAAAGCTACATTCCATAAAGCTACTTCATCTATGTACCCAATATATGGATATGTAAGAGTACCATTTTTATTCATACCACCTATATAAAAAGGATCTACACCTGCGTATAAATTATGATCTGTATCAGAAAGAGTAGCTGAAGCAGTGCTAGCTTCTACAGATCCATCTACATATATAACAGTAGAAGTATTACCACTAGTATTTTCTGTAACTGTAACACATATGTGTTTCCATTGATCACCTTTATCAGCGTAAACAGCAGAGTCTGTTGTTTGAGAAACACCAGAGCTATTAGCAGCGTGATGTACTTTTATCTTACCATCAGTATGTAGATCTATACGGAAATAATCTGTATCACCAGTTTTATGACTACCAAGTAGTGATTGTATCGCTGCAGGTTGACCATCATTTGGTTTCATCCAAAAAGACCAAGTAAAACTATTTCTAATAATGCTTTGATAAGCATTAGCAACTGCTAAATAATCTCCAGTACCATCAAATGTTGCCACGCTAGACATAGCTTGAGTATGAGGAGTACTAGTATTAAAAGTTGTATTTCCAGATGCTATTCCTGGAAAACCGTTTAATTTTTTAACAGAAATATTATCTATTGATCCAGTGTGTCCCGTGCCATTTCCAGCAAGCCTTAAACCTGTAACACTACTGCTTCCAGCTGTTCCGTAAAAAACATGGTGGCCAGCATCACAAGATTGATTAACTACAGTGGCACCTTTTATATAAAGCAAAACGGTGTGCGTATCAATAGCGTCAAACTCTACTTTATAAACTGCACCTTCAGTAAAATCTGTATGAGCTAAGTGGTCAACATAACCATAATTTGAACTACCCGTATCATCCGTGTATGTTAAAGTGCCTCCACTAATAGCCCAACCAGCGTGACCGCTAATAGTCCAACCTGTAGCGTCATCAAAAGTTTGGTTAGTTACCATTTCAGTTCCATAGCCAGGGGCACCAGAACTAATACCGTTATCGTGTACTATCCCGTTTACCCTATCATCAAAAAGACCATCAAACATTTTCCAATAAGCCTTAAGATTAGAAGCTTGATCATAATCTCCAAGATCATTTGTTAAATCAAATGGTCTACCATTATTGTATATAGCTGCAATTTCAGCTCCTGATAGATGTGATCTAAATAAAGCTACTTCGTCTATATATCCAGCAAAAGGGTTAGATAAACTTCCACCATTATGATTACCACCTATATAAAAACTCATATCACTCGTGTAATCTGCGTGATCGCCATGCGCAACAGCGTTAGTAAGCGTCCCGTTAACTGCATAACCATTTACATATATATCATAAGATGTATCTGCTCCACCGCTAGTATAATTAACTCTAACAACTATATGCGTCCAATCACAAGCTCCATTTGGAAAAACAGCATTATCAGTTTTATATGTAGCATCATCATTATTAGATTCGTGTTGAACTGTTACTTTACCAGCGTCAGCATCTCCAGCCGCGTGTATTACTATGTAAAACAAATCTTCACCTGATGAGTTTCGAGCTCCTAGAAGAACATCATTAGTTCCTGGATGTCCATCATCTGGTTTTACCCATAAACTCCATGAAAAGTCAGCCCTAATAGTAGATTGAAAAGTATCTCCAGTGTCTATATAGTCACCAGTGCCATCGAAATACGCACTATACTTTCTATCTACAATAGTAGCCGTACCGCTTAAAGCGTTTGCTAATCCTAACATTAGTCTCCTATGTAAGCTATAATCATACCTGAAGCAATGTCTATTTCAGTCCAACGACCAAATATAGTAAGTCCAGCAGGAAAACTATTACTAACATCAACTACAACACCTCCAGAACCTGTTGATGTTGTTTCAGAACCGCCTGAAGCGTTGTGAGCAGCTGTATCTGTTCCTACATATTCTAATCCAGCCCCAACTGAATCGTTATCAGCAACCAGACCACTTGAAGTATCAAATGTAGTTGCTTCTACAAATGTTATCGCAACAAACACTTTATTTGTAGGTGGTTTTATAGCAGCTGTACCATCGTTGAATACAGAACCGAGTTGTCCAAAGTTGTATGCTACTTCTGTTGAATTTATACCCATAATTTTATTTTTTTACTTTTTCTAATGATCTACCGCCAAAATAGGCGC